GCTCTTATGAAATTTGTGACAAAAATTCGGATACCCACACCTAAGTGGATATCGTGAAAAATCACTAATCTAATAAGTGCGGGCTTGACTTCCTCCTTGTGAGGATCCACCGGCCTACCGCGTGGGTTCAAAGTCTGCATGTAATGAGCTTATCATTATATATGCTTTAATCAGTAACTCACTGATTAGAGACCACAAAAATGTGGATTTTTTATGCTGGCGGTGTTCCACTCGAGTACACAACGGGAGCGCCCACCCAGCCATGCAAGGTGAAGTCTTCACCAGCTGCAACATATGTGTCAATCAAAGATAGACCAACAGCAGGAGCAGAATCATAGAAAAATCTAAAAGTATCTCCCCCAGGGTAACCGTTGGCGAGGGAGTTAGTATTAACTTTCAAATAATCTCCATGTGTTTTAGAAAACCGCAAATTGGTAGTGTACGGTATCTCAACTTCTAATGCATCTTGTGTTCTACATTGTGTGATAGCGGCGCCTCCACCTGTCATCTCTCTCGTGAACAAGCGGTTACCTGCTACGTACGAATTGGAAGTACCAACTGTATACACATAGATTGCATCATATGCAAAGTCTACGTCCAGGTTGCGTTCTTCATCTCCTGTGTTCCTAGATACTGTCATAGTCTTAACTGAAGATACGGGAAGAAACTTCCACCTAATGGATCCTTTCCATCCAGCATATGCCAGTTTGAGATAATTTATGTAACAATTACCCACGTATGTGTAAGGGGTTAATGCTGCAGTTATATCTGGACCATTAGGATCAAAACCTGGCATTGCAGGCATCTGACGCAAATGCATTGAATTGAAAATTTGTGATGCAACTCCGGTACTATATGCCATTGACCGGAAAAATGTATAACGTTTCAATAACTGGCGGAAGGATACAAATCTTTCACCATAAAACATCAACGGTTTTTCCATCGGCATTGTTTTGACCGAGGTGGTTAACTCTAGCGTTTGTGTTTCTTGTTCTGGTGCATTCTCACCTTCTGGGGTGATCTCAGTCGAAGATGATTGAGGCACAACGTTGAACAGATCAAAT